GCCCAACAAGCTTGGAGAGGTTTTCTCCATGCTTCTCGTATTCGTATTCTTCAGAGCAGTAATCAAACTCCTGCATATTGTCATAAATGAAAAATGCGAAGTTTAATTTCTCGTTCACTGTCTGCCAGTCTTTTTTAGAAGTGGCAACAGGGAAAAGCTTTTTGCTAATCATTTTGTTTTGATAAAAAGAAAGTTTTTTAAGAAGCAACGAATGGGTTATTCTTCCCATTCGTTTGCTTCTAGTTCTTCAGCTTTGCGTGACTTCTCCAAGTCTTCTCCGATCCAATCAGAGACAATCTTATTTGAAGCTTCAGCAATTGTCTTTAGGAAAAGCTGGTTAGCTTCTCCCTTGCTGTATCGCAAATCATTAACCGTTGAGATTAAGACTCCTTCTAAAAAAGACCTATCTACATGAACGCAGATAGAGTCTTTTGTCGTGGCGTCTTCAATCTCAATTTCTGGGGAAAGACAAGAGTCAATGCGGATCTTCAAAATGTCTCCAGAAGCTAATTTAATAATTTGCTTGTGCTGGTTAGTGGTCTTCATTTTTAAAAATGGATGAAAGATTGAAAGAGCTTTTTTGGTTCTCTTTGTTGTGGCACGGCTGAGAAGGTAAGAAGCTTACGAAGGTTTGGAAGTTGTGAAGCTCCCGACCTTGGCTGTTCTCGATTTCTGAGCTTATGCAACAGCGAGAGAGATATTAAGTTTTCTAGGTGCTGGGGAAGAAACTTGGCGTACCTTCCTCATGTATTAATAATAGCATATTATTCTAGTAGTAACAACTAACAGCTTAACAATTGTAATAATTAAAATACTATTCTATTGTCTCCTACTTGCAGACGTTACCACGTCTAACAACAATACGATATTAGCCTATCGATCTGCTCACGTCGAGTAGCCGTAGGGGATGGGTAGCAAAAAAATTTCATTGCCCGCATAATGCGGGTACCCTAAATATATTCTTGAAACTGAGTCCTTAATTTACAATAATAGAATACTATTCCTTCGTTTCAACTTTAATAGAAAGCTCAGGTGCTTGTATATTAACGGTTTCTACTGACTCACCAATAACTTTGCCAAGAGAATCCAAGACTTGTGCTGCTGTTTGAAGCTGACCTTTTTTAATAGCTTGATTAAACAATCTAATTCTCATTGATTGTAATCTTGAGAGCATATTTTCCCGATCTTTTTGCCAATCCTCATCATTCCATTTATTAACACGCTTCCAATCACTCCAAGCCGTATTCACATGAACACCTTCTTTTGCGGCATGATCTAAAACGAGTTGTCTTGTTGTCAAACCTTCTAATTGTCTTTTATATAAACGCTGACACCGTTGTTCAATCACCATTTCAGGAGTACGACCTACATGCCTTCGTTTTTTAACGACTTCTGGCTCTACAAAGGTGTTGTTATTGGGAAGGCAAGAATCAGTCACAAACTTATCAATGCGTAATAAGTAAATAATAACCTTTAAAGGATAGTTTGGGTAAGGTCTTAGGGGGTAATAGTAGGAAAAATGAGTTATTTTTAGAATATGACTGTAAAAACAGCACCTGAAATCAGCCTTCGTTGGGCGCAAGGGGAAGTATTCAACAGCGAAAGACGTTTCCGAGTCTTAGTAGCAGGTCGAAGATTCGGCAAATCCTACTTAAGTTGTATTGAATTACTTCGTGGAGCGATAGAAAAGCCAGGCGAAACATTTTTTTATTGCGCCCCAACGTATCGAATGGCAAAAGATATTGCATGGAAAGCATTAAAGAAGCTAGTACCAAAGATATGGATTCAATCTAAAAATGAGACAGATTTGAGACTGGAATTAATTAATGGATCAAGTATTGAGTTGAAGGGAACAGAAAATGCGATGGCATTAAGAGGGCGAAGTTTATCAGGGGTAGTACTAGATGAAGCAGCTTTTATGGATTCAGAGGTTTGGTTTGAAGTAATCAGGCCAGCTTTAGCAGATAAACAGGGATGGGCGTTATTTATTAGTACACCTGATGGGACTGCGAGTTGGTTTTATGATTTGTGGTGCTATGTAGCAAGCGACCCAACTGAAGAATGGCAAAGATGGTGTTATACAACGATAGAGGGGGGTAATGTACCAAAAGAAGAGGTCGAAGCAGCTAGGGCGCAATTAGATCAGCGTACTTTTAGGCAAGAATTTGAAGCAAGTTTTGAAAATTTAAGTGGATTAGTAGCAATTTCCTTTGGGGATGAGAATATTTCAAAAGAATCGAAGGATATTAGTGTTGCACCGTTATTGTTAGGGGTTGACTTTAACGTAGACCCAATGTCGGGGATATGTGCAGTAAGGGATGGGGAAATCTTGTATGTTTTCGATGAAATTATTATGACTGGGGGTGCAACGACATGGGATTTTGCGGAAGAAGTGACTAGAAGGTATGGAGTTGACCGAAGAATTATTGCTTGTCCTGATCCTACGGGTGGAGCCAGAAAAACTGCTGGTGTTGGAGCAACAGATCACAGTATTTTAAGGCGAAGTGGATTTAATGTATCGAGTCCAAAAGCTCCTTGGAAAATCAGGGATAAAATTACAGCAGTAAATACAGCTTTATTAGATGCAGCAGGTGATAGAAGGACAGTTATTCATCCACGATGTAAGGAATTAATAAAATCGTTAAGAACATTAACTTATGCACCCAATACAGGATTACCAAATAAGAACTTAGGAGTAGATCATGCGTTTGATGCTTTTGGATATTTATGTCTTCAGCAATTTAATTTAGCGAAACCTCAAACATTAGGGCAAACTGGATATAGAATCTATTAAAGATAGTGGAGTATTATGGCTAAATCAGCAGCTACAAAAAGGTGTGAAGGTTACTTGCGAAGTGTCAAGAAAGGGAAAAAGGGCAAGAAGTCTTCTACGACAAGTAAAAAGAAAGGTAAGTGATTACTTTTAAAACCCTCCATTCAAACCAATGACCTACGCTGTCCCAGGCCCAATTAGAACCAATATAATTAGCTCCACATTTGTTGGTGGTACTGATAGTCCATTTACACGCACTCGTGCGGTATTGGACATGGTGAAGGGTTGGGAAATTATGAAAGCAGTTACATTAGGGACTGAATATTTAAGAGATAATTCAAGAGCATTTTTACCTTTAGAACCAAGAGAAGATTACGAAGCGTATTTATCAAGAGTTAATAGAGCTGTATTTTCACCTTATACACAGAGGTTATTAAGAGCTGCAACAGGATTAATTTTAAGAAAACCTATAACAGTAGTTGGAGATCCATATTGGACAGAAAATTTCGTAAAAGATGTTGATGGATGTGGATCAGATTTAGATGAATATGCAAGAAGATTAATTATGTCTTCTTTAACTTATGGTCAAAGTCATTTATTAGTTGATTATCCAGCTCCAACAGGAGCATTAAGTTTGGCAGAGGAGAGAGAACAAAATAGGAGGCCATATTGGATTGATGTAGATCCTACAAATTTATTTGGATGGAGATTAGATAGAGAAGTGAATTATGGAAAATTAATACAGGTAAGAATTGGTGAAAAAGCAGTCGTTCCACAAGGAGAATTTGGTGAAGCAGTCCACGATCAAGTACGAGTTATAGAACCAGGGAAATATAGGATTTATAGAAAAGTTGAGGAAGATAAATCGTTATATAACACTGTGGATGGTACATATACAGATGATTTTAATTCACCAACAGGGAGTTCTGATTATGAAGTAGTGGAGTCGGGTGAATTTTCATTAGGTGAAGTTCCTTTAGTGAGTGTGTATTCAGAAAAAATAGACACGATGACAAGTAAGCCACCGTTATTAGATCTTGCCTATTTGAATCTTGCTCATTTCCAGAGACAGGCTGATTTAATTCATAGCTTGCATGTAGCATCACAACCAATGTTGGTATTAGAGGGATGGGATGATCAAACAAAAGACATGGCAGTCAGCGTCAACTATGCGATTGCGACCCAACCAGGTAACAAAGTTTATTACGTTGAACCCGCATCAAGCGCATTTGAAGCACAAGCAGCAGAAATACAAGAATTACAACAACAAATGGCTACGCTCGGTATTAGTACGCTTTCACAGCAAAAATTTGTTGCTGAATCGGCTGATGCGAGAAGACTTGACAGAGTGGATACTAACTCCATGCTCTCGATGGTTTCGCTCGAATTAGAGCAAAAGCTTCAAAAAGCGTTTAATTTATCTGCACAATATGTAGGATTAGAACCTCCAGAAATTAAAATTAGTCGTGATTTTGATATTGAGAGATTAATTGGTCAAGATATTACAGCTTTAACTTCTTTATTCGATCAACAAGTGATTGATAGGGATGAATTTAGAGATATTTTGGTGCAAGGAGAAGTTTTACCAACAGCAACGGAGACTGAAACGGATTAATATACTAGAATATTAGGCAAGTACATTATTTATTATGGCAGCACCGCAAATGAGATTTGAGGACTTAAATCCTCCTGCATGTCCCCCAAAGAAGGTAGAGACACCAGTAGAGAAGCCAAAAGCGCTTCTTCTT